CCTATATTTATCGAATTGGCATCGTGTGTAGAGAACATGATAGAACTTGAATTGGTAGAAACGAGGTGGTTCAAACGTGCGATAGGGCTATTTAAACAAGTGATTGATTTCGTTAAATCGGTAAAGGAAGCGATTAAATGAAGATTAACTATGAAGATATGATTACGCTGATAGCCTTGGCTAGTGCGTTAATCATGACTATCTATCTTGAACAAAAAGATTTGGCAAGCGTGATAGTCGGTGTATTGGGCGGTTATATCGGTGCAACAGGCGGTGTTAAGCGTTCCCAATACATGAATAATGGGGGTAGTGTTGATGAAAAAAAGGAGTGCGAAAAATGAACGAATTAGGGAGTTTAAGTGCAGTATATGAGAGTAATGGAGACCCTGCTTGTGTATCGAGTGGTGTTAATGATGCAGGCGGTATTTCTTATGGTACGTATCAATTAGCTAGTAATTGCGGTAGCGTTGATGAATTTCTAGGTTGGGGATTACGGCAAGGCGGATTTTACACAGACTACGCAAGGGCATTGGTAGATAGTGGCGAAATCAATAGTGAAGAATTTATCGACCAATGGAAAGAACTCGGTGCTATTGATAGACAAGGATTTGCACAAATGCAACATGACTACATCAAGGCTAAATACTATGATGTAGCGTGTAAGTTATTACAAGATAACCTGTTCCATGTGGATAAACACTCCGATACATTGAAAGATGTGATATGGAGTAGAACAGTACAATATGGTGTAGGAAATATCGTTGATATGTTCAACGATGCATTGAAGTTAATGGAAAAGGCTTTGAATTTAGAATTGCCTAATTTATCCTACGTTGATGATAAGCGGTTCGACTATGACATCATCGCTTGTATCTATGATGTATGTATGACTACTGCATGGAATAATAGTGCATTACGTGATAACTTAAATGAACGTTTCGCCGATGAAAAATTTAGAGCGTTGGAAATGCTACAAAATGAATTAAATGAGGTGTAAGCCATGTTAATTAGTAAGTTGGTACAAACTATCAAGGAAACTACAAAATAGCCATAGCGATTGCCCTATGCGTTTTTATCGCTATTGTAGGTGTAGTAATATATCATCACAAACAAAAAGAATTAGAAAAGCCTGTTATTGTTACACAAGAGCAGGCTAAATCACCTCAAGAATTGTCAAAAGCAATTCATGTTACTGAACAGGAAGCACAGGAAGTTATTTCCAAAAAGGAAAGAACTCAACCAGTAGCGACTTATTACACGCAAGCACCAACAGTTGAAGTTGCAGCAGAACAGGTGAAACAGGATATTGCACATAGCAACCCTAATGTACCTAAAGCTGTTACTGAAAAATCTGATAGAACTGCAGTTGTTGCTAACACCGATGAACAAAAAGTCGATGTGTACAAAATCAATCTAAACAAAGGACACAAGATAAAAGCTGGTGTTACTTTGATAGATAAACGAGCCTATGAAACTATAGGCTATCAAGCAGGTAAATTTGAAGTGTTAACACATTTCAATGGACAACATTTAGAGGGCGCTAGCGCACTTTACACAGTAAAGGAATGGTGATCTAAATTATCTCCGAGTTGCACGGATTGCAACAATCAACTGTTAATTGACAGTTGGAAAGTATTACTTTAGAAAGGAATAGCACAATGGCACAAGTATTTACATTTGACGGAAAAACACATCAATTCGCAGAAGATATTCAACCAAACAAAGAGGGGTTATATATGGCCACCTTGAAAGACGGCGATAACGTAACGTGTGAAATGTGGTTTGTAAATGGTGAATTGAAGCGATTAGTTGAATTAGACTAAACGTATTAGAGGGTAGCGTAATTGCTACCCTCTTTTTTTATTTCGTCAAATATTCGTCAAATTCTAATTGTAAAATGTGGTAAAATATGAGAAGTAATATTTACCGCAACTAAGATTAATTGCAAGTATAATAATAATTGTGAAATAATTGATAATCCATAGTGAATTGGAGTATAATATATTGATATGTTTTATCGATTGAAAACACCAGTAATTACAAGGTTTATTTAGTAATCGTCAATAAATTCGTCAAAAATTCTAGCCGAAAATTTTAGACACACTATCATGTGCCTTTAATCTCATTTCATCGGTATAGTGAATGTATGTGTTGATGACTGTATCAACAGTATCACCTAATAAGGATGCTACTGTTTTGATGTCTACACCATTAGCCAATAACCTTGTAGCATAGGTATGTCTTAAATCGTGGATAGAAGTATTTGGTAAATATCGTTTTATCATTACTGATACTGCACCAGTACCGCCAGTTGGATTGTTGAATAGGTATAATCCGCTGGTGGTATTTTTATATTCAAGTAGTATATCAATCAGTATTGGTGGTATGGGTATTTTCCTGTAACTGTTTTTTGTCTTTAGATTACGGATCGCATATGTACTTTCGCCACTATATGCGAATTGTTTATTCACATCAATAATAGCGTTATCTAAATCTATATCATCCCATGTAAGGCCTAAGATTTCGCCATACCTCATACCTGTATAGGCAGCAATGGAACACACGATATAGTATTTGTAGTTATGGCCTTTTAACGATGTTAATAGGTGTATTACATCATCTTCGTTTATAGCATTGATTTTAGTTGTTTGTGTTTTATGTAGTCGCTTAATGTTCTTACATGGACTACTATTAATAATCCTGTATGGCGATACTGCATAAGCGAATACCTTTGTTATAATCGTTATGCACATATTTTTAGTGGCTATTGATTGTTGTAAATCGTTAATTACTTTCCGAATTTGTATTTCAGAAATATTTTTTACTTTCATATTGAATAGCGTGTTGAATTTCTGAAATGCATTGTCATATGCTTTGAACGTAGAGTATACATTTGCTTTGTTTTCATCTGTATATATCTTGTAAAACTCAATAAGCGTTATATCTTTTAGACTATCATCAAGTGGACTGGTGATAGTCTTTTTTAGGTTATCGACTATTTCTTGGCCGTAAATTTTGGCTTCTCTTTGCGTGGCGAAACCCTGTTTAGATTTCTGTTTCCATTTATAGCCGTCTTTGTAGCTAACTATAATTTGATACCCTTTATCCTTTTTTCTGATAGTGAAATTGTATTGCATAATTCACCTCATATGATATGCGTGTAAAAGTTTATACCCTCTACATCGTCAAATTGCCTTGCATGAGCCATACGCTCGATTAAATCAATGTGTGCCTGACTGTACATATCGTCATTTAATATATGACCTATCTCATGTAATATACCTTTACGTTGTACATCAATAGGCTTATCACTATTAACTAATATTGTATATGTTCCGTCATCATTTAGTTTTAATACCGCAGTTTGTGTTTTCCGTAGCTTTATGTAAATCAAATTGATGTTCATACTATCATCCCCTTTGTAGGGTTATTGTATATTATTCAACATGGAATTTTTTACACATCACTAAATTGTTTGTAGTTGTCTAGAATATTTATGTAAAAATATTTTACAGCTAAATCTTTATCGTGAAATAATTCTAAATATACTACGAATATTAAATCTGTATTTATGTTGTTTGCAATAATTTTTTTGGATACCAAATCTTTTTCTTCATTTGTTAACAATGTTGATTTTTCCACTAAGGTTGCATAAAAATCTTCACTTATATTTGTTACATGGCTATGTAACTTATTAAATTTGTTATGATCTCTACCACATAAATCAAGCATATAAAAATGATAAAAATCTTTTCTAGTTAATTCGTGCTTATCGTTTATATAGTCTAAAGTGCCTGCATCGTAAAGGTTTTTAATGATTAAATCTTTTATGAAAACTAGATCGGATAAAATGTTACTTGTTTGTAGAATCTCTAATTTTGTTGGTTTGGATTTGTCTTTTTTGTTAATGTATTCACGATAGAATATATACACAATAACTAGAATTATCAATGCTACGATAATAAACGAAAACATTTTTATTATCCTTTCTTTTTTAATATGTTGATTGCGTGAATAACAAAATCAATATCATCTTTCGACATATCTTTGCTTGCATCGAATAATAGACGTAAATCAGGATTTTGTCTAACCATTTCAGCGTATTCTGAAACATAAGGATCATCATAATACTTCAAACCCATTAATTCTTCTGGTGATACATTTAAAGCCTTGGCAAATGCAAATATTTTTGATTGTGATAAATCAACTTTTCCACTCTCTATTTTTGCGATACTGGTTCTATCTTTATAACCAACTTTAGTTGCTAATTCATCTTGAGACATTTTCAAAGACTCTCTTAACGCTTTTATGTTTTCGTAAAGTGTCATGTTATCACCTCATTATATATACTACTATCTACCTTTAATATAATATGAGTGTGAAAAAAAATCAACTTTTTTGTAAGAAAGTGTTGACACATATTCACACCGATGTTATATTATGAGTGTGAATTAAATTCACACAAAACAAAAGTAAAGGGGGTGTAGAATGAACACATTAAAACAAATCATTGATGACAAAGGGTATAAGTTATCCTATGTGGCAAGTGAACTAAGCCTTACTAGAGAAGCGCTATACAAGAAGTTGAGAGGTGATACAGAGTTTAAAGCTTCAGAAATTGCAAAATTGGTTGAACTGTTAAAGCTCACAAGTAAAGAAACAAAGAATATTTTTTTTAAATAATATAGTGAATTAAATTCACATATAGAGGTGATTAGATGCTAGTACAAAATCAAACGGATCTAAAACTAGCCAACAAACGATACGGACAAACATCCACAAGATTTGGATGGGCGGGCCGTAACGATGAGTATGGGCAATACTGGCGAAAACTCATTAAGAACAAGTGGCCGTCAAGAAATCAATCAAGATGGAATAAGAAAGTCATTCTATCTTGGGTGAAACTGGCACGTAAGGCAGATATTCATGCAAGGAATGAAAGGAGATACAAAAATGTTTATCAACAATAAGTTTAAAGAAGCCATTGCTTGCGCTGGTATGAAAATCAGAGAAGATCACTATGACTACATCGAAACAATATTTGATGAAATTACACCTTATGGGTGGGAATGTCATTGTGAAGATGCTCAACGAATGGAATGTGAAAACACATCTGAGGTGTTAAAGCGAAGATTTGGGCGACCTAATAATCATAGAGCGTATGGTTTTTGTTTTAACCCAACATTGTAATGAGGTGATGTATGGAAAGCCTTGTATATACGGCTAACCAAGTAGCGGAATTGTTTCAAATTTCGATTTCCGCAGTATACGACCTAAGAAACAAAGGCAAGTTAAAACAACTCCCAAATATGAGTGGAGTTAGATTTAACAAAAAAGAGGTCGAGGC